TCCTGATACCAAAGGGAAAGAAACACCCCCGAAAGACGGCTTTTTACATACGATTTTGACCGTGCCAAAGCCCGGAAGCACCACAAAATAAGGCGTTTCACTTGACGGATACCCCCTATATGTGGTATAATTATTAAAAATAAATACGGCATGAGTACCGCATACCCCGCTTGTGGAGCGTGTTAGTCTTGATTTCAAGGCATGGGAAGCAATCAGACGGAAACCGTCTTTTTGTTGCTCATGCCTTTTTCATTTGGAAATTACAGAAAAGAGGTTAAAGCATGACGAAGGATCAGTTGAAAAAATATCTTGATGGCGTGATTGATGATATTCGCACCTTGTATATCAAGACACAAGAAAAGTTGCGGGAGATTCAAAAGAAAGCAAACAGCGAATGGACAACGGTTTATAATATTCCGGTTCATATGACACCGGATCAGCAAGCGGCAAATGCGGCAGTTATGCAGGATGCCGCTAACAAACTGAATCAAGAATACAAAGAAGCTGTTGAAAAAGCGATTCAAGAAGCCACAGATACGATTGCAGCGGTGAAGAAATCTGCAATTCAGTATTTAACCGCCGCTGAACCCGTTCCCACCGATATTCAGTTGCGGATGGCTGAACAGATCAAGAAAGAGTACAGAAACGGCAATAACGCCCTTTCTCTTGACCGGGTAAAGCAGTTTGAAGCTGATATGAATTATCATGTGGAAAATGAAACGGTGAAGGCATACCCCTTCTATTTGGCGGCTAAAGACCTGTTCCCGGATAATGGCGGCAATGCGGATATTCTGAACGCTGCATATATGAAGTTGTTCCCGGCGATTACTGAAAAGCAATCTGTTCTTGATGAAATTGGAGAGTGTGAACGCTTTTTCAGGGCGGCAATTATCACACATAAACTTGATACGATTACCGCCATAAATTCAGAAGCAGATCAACTTGAAGTGATCCGTTTGAAGGAAGAACTTGCTTCACTTGGCGAAATTGGAAAACTGAATCAGCGTGTTATTCAATATTCATAAGAAAGGCAAGGTGTAGATCATGTTCAAGGTAACAAAGAAACCGAAAACCCCTAATATGATTTGGGATAGTGAAAAGAACTGTTTGCTTTGCAAATTTGTAAATGGCATTTTTGAAACTGATGATGCGGGTGTGGCTGATAAGCTGGAAAGCATGGGGCATACAGTAACAGAAATTCCGAATGAATCTTAACTTTTCAAATGGGGGTTGTGGGTGTTCCCGCAGCCCTTGTTTGATATTGTGGGAAAGGTCGGTAAGCACATGAAGCCTAAATATAAATTTGTTTTTGAATGGCTTGGCGGCAAAGTAACTGCTTATAAAACACAAGCGGAAATTGCTGAAATGCTGAAAAGCCCTGATATAAAGCTAATAAGCGTTGGTGATGTTGAAGTTTACAAGCCAAAAAGGAAGAAGGCGATATAGCCTATTGCGCCGGAAAGGAGATTTAGAGCATGAGAAAATCAATACCCATTTCTGAAACGCTGATTCTTGAAGAAGAAAAACGCCTTCGGGAACAGGCTGGAAATATTATCGCTGCTAAAGAAATCGGGATCAGTCAACAGAGCATTGATAAAATGATTGCTTGTTTCTCCATTTCAAAGGCATATTATGACGATTTGAAAAGGCGGTATGAAGAAAATGGAAAATGAAGAATTGGTTGAACAAATACAAGCCGGGATCAAGCCAACTGAAAATATGGAACAGCTTTATTTGCAGAACCGTTCTTTCATTTACCAGCAGGCAAAGAAATATGCCGCTTATGCTGATATGGATGATTTAATGCAGGAAGCCTATTTTGGACTACATGAAGCCGTGAAGCATTACAAGCCCGATAAAGAAACAAGGTTCCTTACTTATCTTCCTTTCCGGCTGCAAAGTGCCTTTCGCCGTTATATCGACAACAACGGGCATACTAAAAGAATTCCGATCTATTTGGTTCAACGAATTTCAAAGTATAAGAAATACATTTCTGAACAGCAGAAAGCAGGTGTTGAACCGTCTGATTTTGAGATATGCCGGGATTTGGAATTGTCGGAACAACAGCTTAAAGATTTACGGAAGGCAATGCGTGAAGCGGAATGTATCAGCACAAGCGATTTTGTACCTGGTGCAGATAATATGACCGTGGAAGAAGCCCTTGCTGATCCGCTGGATATGGAAGAACGGGTTGTTGATGATGTTGCAAGAGAACAAGCAGAAAGCCTGATTTGGAAGATTGTTGATGAATTGGAAGAACGGCAGGCAGAAGTGATTGTTGGGCGGTATAAAGAATCGGTTACTTTGGAAGAAATCAGCAAGAGATTGAATCTTTCATATCAGCGTATCAGGCAGATAGAAAAGAAAGCCCTATACATTCTACAAAGTAAGCGTGAAATCAGCGATATAGCCGAAATATACGGTTATATGAACGCTTACCGGGGAACAGGGTATCAGGCTTTCAAGAATGGCGGTTCTTCCGTTGAAAATGCAGCTATCAAGCACATAGAAGGGGAAGCAAGAATCAAGGCGATGCAGCAGAGAATCAAGCAACAGAAAACAGAAATTCTAACTGCTTTGAATATGGATGAACTATTTTCAAAGGTTCTAAACCTTGCTTCACAGTAAAGAAAGGGGATTTGAAATGTATAAGCATCAGGAACAGTTTTTGAAGGTTACGCAGGAATACAACAGGCAGATCAGTTTGCTTTTGGGTATGGCTGAAAAAGCTGACCGCAAGCAAATTGAACAGCTTACGCAGATTTTACAGAAATTGAAAAGTTCACTTCAAAAGATTATGAATCAACGGGAGAAATTCAAACAATGTGTTCATAATCCGGGAAAATATAAAGCCCTCTTGCAGCCCTATATTGATTTGCTGGATGAAACAAAGGCAGAGATTGAAAAGGTAGGTGAAAAGACTTGAATCCCAATATTGAAGTTATCACACCCGAATTGTGGGCGGTAAACAGTGGGTACATAAAAGCTGGATGGATTCGGGAATTATCACCTGTTCCGGGGCTGGAAAGTGTAAATAAATATGCTTCCCTGACAAATGACGGCATTATGATCCTGAAGAAAGAATCAGAATTTTATCCGATATTGAAACAGCTTGTACCTAAAATTATGCTGCATACGGATGAAGAATTGCAGCTTTGTCACAAGTTGAATCAAAAGGCGGTGCTTGATGATTATGAAAAGCTATATTTGAATGTTATGGAATGGGAAATTGAAAGACGGCGTGTTCGGGCTGATTATCTGAACCGTTTCCCCCGCCCAACATTGAAAAGCAGGATTAAAAAATTTTTGCAGAAGGTAGGTGAAAAATTTGGCTACTATCAGAACAGCGATTGAACTTTATGATGCGTTTTCCGCACCGCTTATGAATGTAATTCAAGCGGTAAATCAGGGAGTTTCTGCAATGGAAACTATGCACGCAACCATGAATGAACCTGTTTCGTTGTCGATTGCGGACGGGATTGCGGAACAAATGAATCAGGCGGTGCAAGCTATTGAAGAAGCAAGGTCGGCATTGTCTGAACCCGTTACCCATGAGAATACAAGTGTTACTTGGGACAATTCCACAATGCCAACCTTTATAAATTCCGGGGCTGACCGTTTCCAGCAGGAAGTTCAGAGTGCAAACGCCATGTTGGAACAACTGAACCAAACGCAACGGAATATAGCGGCACAGGCTGAAAGGATGCAACTGTTCCCTTCAAATATGGTGAATGATATGAATACCATGCAAAGCCGTATTCAAGGCATTCAGGAAAGAATTCAAACCATAGAAAATAACCCCTTGAATTTGGGAACAGATCAAGCTAACGCTGAATTGGAGTATTTGCGGAACAATTTGAATCAGGCAGTTCAGACACAGAATGAAATGAACGCTGCAATTCAGAACATGGACATTACAACCGCCAATGATGCGTATATCCGGCTTTCAAATACTATTTCAGGAACAGAAAGATATATCCGTGATAATGTTGACGAACAAGGGCGGTTCAACCGTGAAATTCAAGAAGGGGTTGCACAGGCTGATAACTTGATGGATTCTATCAAAGGGCTTGTTGCCGCCTATGCTACGGTTCAAACAATGGGAAGTATCATTGAACTATCTGATACAGTAACCCAAACCACAGCCCGCCTTGAACTGATTGTTGATGATGGTGGAAGCGTGGAAGAATTGCAGAATAAAATCTTTGCTTCCGCACAGGCTTCAAGAGGTTCTTATTTGGCAACTGCTGATGCTGTTTATAAATTGGGGGCGCAAGCGTCACAGGCATTTAATTCCAGTGATGAAATTATTGCGTTTACTGAACTTCTGAACAAACAATTTACCATTGCCGGAACAGAGGTACAAGGCATTGATGCCGCTATGTTGCAGCTTACACAAGCAATGGCTTCCGGTAGGTTGCAGGGTGATGAACTCACTTCTATACTGGAAAATGCAACGCCTGTTATTCAAAATATTCAGCGGTATTTGCAGGAAGTAGAAGGTATTGATGCAAGCAATATCAAAGAATTAGCTGCTGATGGTGTGATAACGGCTGATGTTATCAGAAATTCAATGTTTTATGCAGCGGATGAAATCAATGCGAAATTTGAAACTATGCCTATGACATTTGGGCAAGTATGGCAATCCTTTCAAAATACTGCATTGATGGCTTTCCAACCTGTTCTTGAACGATTGAATGAACTGGCAAACAGTACGGCGTTCCAAAACATGGTAAACGGTGCAATAGAAGCACTTGCTATGGTGGCAGGAATTGTTCTTGAAATCTTTGACCTTATCGCAGCGGTAGGCGGATTTATTGCTGAAAACTGGTCGATTATTGAACCTATCATTATGGGGATTGTTACGGCTTTAGGGTTGTATTACGGGGCAATACTTCTATACAATACAATCACCGGAATTTCAACGGCAATCACAGCTGCAAAGGCTTTTATGGAAAAAGTTCATGCAGCTTCGCTTGCTATGGAAGCCGGGGCAACCTTTGCAGCTACGGCGGCACAATATGGCTTTAATGCGGCACTTTTGGCTTGCCCTATCACTTGGATCATAATTCTTATAATCGCCCTGATAGCCCTATTCTATGCGGCGGTTGCGGCGGTGAATAAATTCGCCGGAACTTCTGTTTCCGCAACGGGTATTATTTGCGGGGCGTTCATGGTTGCCCTTGCCTTTATCGGCAATATCTTTGTTGCCCTTTGGAATTTGGTTGTGGATGTGTTCGTGCTTATCTATAACCTTGTGGCAGAAGTAGCAAACTTTATCGGCAATGTATTTACTGATCCTATCGGTGCAGTTTGCCGCTTGTTCTTCGGTTTGGCTGATACCGTGCTTGGTATTCTTCAAGCGTTGGCTTCGGCTATTGATGCAATCTTCGGTTCAAACCTTGCGGGAAGTGTTCAGGGTTGGCGTGATTCTCTTGGCGGTTGGGTTGATGAAACCTTCGGCAAGGGTGATGAAGTAATGGCAAAAATGAACGCTGACGATATGAAACTTGGGCGGTTTGAATACGGTGCAGCTTGGGATGCCGGGTATTCCTTCGGTGAAGGGATTGATGAAAGCATTGCGAATTTCGATCCTTCCAGCCTGTTTGATACCAATGTACCGGGTGCGGGTGACTACGCCGATTTGAGCAATTACGGGGCGGGGCTTGCCGGGGATGTTGGCGATATAGCGGGCAACACCGGGGCAATCAAGGATTCAATGGATATTACAGAAGAAGATTTGAAATATCTTCGTGACATTGCCGAACAGGAAGCAATAAACAGATTTACAACCGCTGAAATCAATATAGAAGCACCAATAACCAACCAAATTTCTAAAGATGTTGATTTGGATGGAGTAGTTGACGGGCTGACGGGTGCAGTAAATGAAGCGGTTGACATTATAGCGGAAGGGGTGCATGAATAATGAGTAAAAGCGGATATGATTTCTACCTGAAAAAATGCTTGTTACCAATCGCCCCTGAAAAGCTGCAAGTGAAAATCAATAACGCAAATGACACACTAACCCTGATAAATGAAGGGGAAATAAACATTTTGAAAACCCCTGAACTAACGGATGTTGAATTTGAGTGCAGAATACCACAAGTGAAATACCCGTTTGCAACCTATAAATCAGGGTTCAAAGGGGCTTCTTATTTTCTTGATTACTTTGAAAGTTTGAAAGCGGATAAGAAGCCCTTTCAATTTATCGTTTCCCGAACAATGCCAAACGGTAAAGTTTTATTTTCAACAAACATGAAAGTATCGTTGGAAGATTACAAGATCACCGAACAGGCAAAAGAAGGC